TTATTTGGTCCAGCACTTGAGTTACAACCTAAAGCTGTATGATTATGTTCGCCATTAGTACTAATGGTAGCTGTATGACTGTGAGAGGGTAATTCTCCTACAGTGAGTGTATGGGTTGCTTCCCCACCAGTAGAACCTGCATTATAGGTTGTGCCCCAAGAAGATTTACCTTGTGCTAATAATACATGACCTGCTGGCATTGCTTCCCATGTACCAAAGCCAAACAACGTAGCTGGATTAGTAGATACAGTAGACATGTAAATACTTCCAACTGGATATATTTTTTTCATTGTATCTAACATAGGTGCGTACTTTGCTATAGCATTTCTAACAAATCCACAAGTAGCAAGTTGTGTATTATTTGTATCAACTCCAGGAGTTGGAGCTGTTGGTGTTCCACTAAATGCTGGGCTTGTTTTTGGTGCCTTATTATCGTTTAAACTTTTTATGCTTGTTGGTGAGTTTTCACCATAAGATGCAGTACCTTGTATATTTTTAAATTTTGTACAAAAAGAATTGAGTATTTCTGAAATATTTCCTACTGTTAAAATTTCAGCATTTGAATTTAATGTTAGATCTTCTGTTTTATAAAGATATCCTGTAATATCTTTACCATTTTTATCTTGGTTTGCCTTTGTTGCACTATCCGCATTACCCTGAAGATTACCTATAAATTTAGTAGCAGTAATATTATAACCACTAGCATTTAAATTTCCTGTAACTGTTCCACCATTTTTATCTAATTTCTTATCAAATAATGTCTTATGTGCTTCACTATTCTCATTATGATTACTAATTAATTCTTCTGTGTTTGTTTCTATTCCCATAAACTCATCATATAAATATTTAAATTTTAAATCGTTTAATCTTTGAAGAGAATCAAACGATTGATATGATGGTGGAACATTCCCTAAATATCCCCAACCTTTTAAATAATTATCATCTGTCCAATCAATTTGAGAACTTGCCCCAGAAGCAAATATTTTTTGAAAATCCAATTCACTCATACTACATATCCTTTCTTAATTAAGTTATTACTAAATATTTCAGACAATGGAGCTTGACCAAATCCTTTAGCAAATTTTTGATTATAAAATCCAAAAACATTATCTTTATCAAAGTGTGTCATACTTTGACAACTAACTCCAGCAGGTCTAACTATTAAATCTAAAGCATTTGCAAATAGAATTTCATTTTTTGTTAGTTTTCTACCAATACCAACAATAAATTTTGCATTATAAATGTCTTGTACTATAGCAATGTCCGTTTTAAAAATAAACTGTATAGATTTTATAGTGTCATTCATATAACATAAAGAATTATTTTTATTAACTTTAGCCCAAAGAATTAATCTATATTCTTCATCAGACAAAGATGTACTGGATAAATAAGGTTCGCTATATTCTCTAAAACGAGCTTGATTAAAACCAGTAGTATTAATTTGATTTTCAAATCCAAAAAAATTTATAGTAATAGCATTATTTATTAACCTGTTTCGGTCCACAATTTCTCCTATACCATCTAACTGTACACCTTCACCTGTATCTATCCATCGCTTTTCTTTTAAATTATTAAAAGTATCATCTAATAACTGTAATTCATCTGAAATTGCACAAAAAATTGCTTGTAAAACTTTCGTATTAGAAAATTGTACAAGCAAATGGTTCATCATACTTTCATATCTATTCATTTATAATCACCTCTATTTGAGAGATGTCAAATGTTGCATTCTCATGAGCAGAAATCACAATATTATTATTGTTATATTCCTTAGGTGTTTCTCCTGTAGTAGCTTTTATATCTATATATGCTATAGCATTAATATTATTATAAATAGCACCTATAAATTTTTGTAATATAATATCTTCTCCAATATTTATTTTACTTGCTTCTTGTAAAATAATTTCTTTAATTTCATTTGGAGTATTTTCTCCCCATGTTTGTTCAGTATTTTTGGTAATAGTAATTTTAAGCCATATCTTAACTTGCTTAGGTCTATTAAAACGTATAAGATGACTAATCCCTTGATTATCCAATACTGTTTTTTCTATATCACCAAAAGTATTTATTCCTGGAGCTTTATAATTATATATTTCTTTTGCAATATCATCTTCACTGCCACCTTCAACAATTATTTCTATACTATGTGGTGGTCTATTTTCACTATCTACCGTATCACTATCATTTTCATATGCCAAGCAAGCAGTTACTCCAGCTACATTACTATATATATTAGCTTGTATTGCCTCCAACATTACAGAAGCTTTACTATACACCGAAGATGACCAACGTTGCCTAAGTTCTACATCCGTTTCTGCGTCCCTTCCAACTATATTTTTTATATTACTTACGCTATTCCAACCTGTAATAAATGTATTTATATTTTTTACACTACCTAATGTAGGATTTATACTTCCATATATATCTGACACAAAATAAATAGGACTACTTACATTTTTTATTATTAAATTAGTATTAATACTGAATATCTTAGTTTTATCATTACTACTAATAGTAAGCAAATCATTACTTAAATTAAAATTTAAATTTTCTTTAGAAAATTGATTATATATATTTGTTAAAACATTTGATACATTATCAGATATTTTTGCAGTATAAGATTTTTGTTCTCCATCTATTGTTATAAAATAGGTTTTATCATTTTCTACATTATCTATAGTTAATTCAATTTTACTAGCATTATCTAAAGATATTTTACTTTCTTCTTTTATTGTATAAGTATTAGTATTTTCATCTTGAATTTGTAAATTAACAGGAAGCCTAGTATTATTCAGACCTGTACATTCGCAAATTATAATAGTTTGTTCAGCTTGTATAGGTCTAATAGCACTTAAAGCTGCTGCATTTGATAATGATATACCAGTTGCTGTATGTGGATACATAGCAAAATAAACATTTTCAGCTAATTCCCATAAATCCGCTAGTTCAAATGCATAAATCCCATGAATTTGACCAAATATAGAATTACTATCTGTTTGAATAGCTATTCCTAATTTATCTGCAACACGTTTATTTAAACTATCAATTATTTCTGGTAATCTTTTTCGTTTAAAACCTTCTTTTGTCAACCCATATTCAACTGTTGTTACCATATCCCAATATCACCTCATTTGTTATTAATCCATATTTTGTATTTATTTCATAGTTTATAGATAATTCTCTCCGTATCATTGAGAAATCTAAATTCATAGATGATATTTCCTTTACACCTTCAATATTCATTATCTTTTCAGAAAAAATTTGCTTTATGTGATTTTTATTTGGATTTTTAACTAAAATATATTCTAAATAAGGTATTCCTTGTCTAGTATCTAAAAACCATTCATTCAACCAAAAACGCAGAGTAATTAGCACTTGTTGGGCTATTCGCTCTGCGTTATCTATTAATATTAAATCATTATTTTTTATTACTAAATCATTATTAGCTGTATTTAAAGCTATATCATAAGCCAATAAATCACCTTCTTTTATTGTGCTTCTCCTGTACTACCACCACCATTTTCAACATTTCCATGCGTATGATGGAGAAGACTTATACCATTTACTATTAAATCGCCATCAGCAAATTTAAAATCAGTACCATTCAATATACCACTAAAACTATTTTCAGTTATCTGAATCATAGCTGGACCATTAAATAAACACACACTATTTGCATGTTTAATATTACTTTTTGTTGCATTTGTATATAATCCAGGTATACAAATTGCGTCATTTAATGAATGTTTTCTCAAATCATCAGAAGTATTACTATTATTTACAAAATCATCCAGTTGTTTTTCCGCAAAAATTATTAAACAGCCATCACCAGAAGATATAGGAAATGTAACTCCTGAATTACCTCCCATTCCTGTAGGAAATACTACCGGAACATTATAAATAATAGGATATGCAAACTCTCGATAATCTTCTGTTTTATAAGTTCCACTAGGTTGCACAATAGCTCTATTTATACTAGCGTCATATGAAATTATTTTTCCATTTAACGCAGTATGTATATTACTTATTTTCTCATCTACCCAATTATCTACTACATTACGAATTTCATTTGATGTTTGGCTCATATATAAGTCAACCTTTCAATCAAATCAATTTCACTATACCATTCATTAGAACTAATATCACCAGTATGACGAATAGCCTCTACTCTAAACCAACCTGTTATAAATTTACTTTCAACTTTTACAGCATCTCCAGGATTTATTGATGGTGATAATAAAGTTTTTATCTTCCAACCTGCTTGTTTTTCTGCACGGTCCTTATTCTCTTTTCTTTTTCTTTTGCGTTTTGGTGTTTCTTTATCAGTTTTATAATTAGATTTTACAATTCTTTCAGGGCTTCCAATTAGTCCACTATCCGCTGAAAAAACAATTCCTCTATTAGCAACTATTCCACCATCTAAAATTATTTGTAAAATATTATTTTGTATTGACCATGTACAGCCACTACCATAACATATTTCACTTAATGCTTCAGCACCTTTACCAATGAAAGAATATCCATTTTTAAAAGTACCAAAAGTCGCACCTTCTCCAAATACTATAGATAATCCCATATTTCTAGCAATAGCATTTATTATAGTATCACCAGGTGTATTAGGCGGAAAAGATATGCTCATAATGCTATCTCTAATGGCAACCTGTCCATCACTTAAATCAAATTTTGTAATTATATCTAATCCATTAATCTTAGAATATGCTTGTATTACATTTCCTATAAATAATTTTGTTACTCCACCATTGCCTTCATAACCTGCTAATATCTCACATTTTATATCAGGCTTTTCAATAGCTTTTCTTGTTGTATCACTTAAATTATAAATTTCTAAACTACTTTTATTCGTTTGTTTGGTTAAGTCTTTTTCTACAGTAAACTTAACTCTTAAGGTATTAGCAAATTCATAACCTATCTCAGGAAAAATAACTTTATACTGCCGTTTCCAAAAGCTCATTTACTTCCTCCTTAGGTATATAAATCAATATTGCACTATTATTAATAAAATCTTTTCTAGTTATCACTTGTTTATTATTATTTACTACAGCTATTAATTCACCTTTTGGCAAATCATGTCGTTTATATTGTGCTAATAAAGGAAAATTAGGAACAATTTTTATACTTCTTACTATATCAACATTATTACTATCTCTAATATCTATAGTCCAATCTTTACTGTTACCATTATATGCAAAATGTAATTTGTATACTTTATCATCTAAAGTAACTGTCTCCACAAAATCATTACTATCTGTAACAGAAATACTTACCACTATATCACTCCTTCTATAATAATGATGAAATTATTGTATTAATTGCTGTATTAACACTTACTTCTAAACCTGTTTGAATTTCTCCAGCAACACTATAATCAGCTTGTATAGTATTTACTTTTACTGTAGATGTATTTTGAATTGTTGTCATACCTGTACCTAAATTACTTTGTGTTGCTGTACCCCCATCTTTTTCAGTAGTACCTGCTTTGCCTTGAGCGTCATTATTAGCGTATTCTTCAGGAATATCTTCTGTTCTTTGTGTAACAATTTGTACATATTTAAATTCAAGTTCCATTTTATAACAAATACCATTTTTTACTGTTTTTGGTAATGGTGCTCGTACCATTACCATATTATTATAAATAGAATCTACAGTTTTTATAGTTATCGGTTCTCGATTTAAATATATTTTCATTAAAGAATTTGCTACATTTTGTAACCTATTATTATCAACAGTACCAAAACTAATTGGAGTAGGCGTAAATACTACCTGCATTTTTAAAGACATTGGTTTTCTTTGTACATGGTCAGCAATTATAGAACCATCTTCGACAGGGTTCTCTGTTACCTCACTATCAAAATTAGTTTCTGTTTCTAAAAGTACATCTACAGATAAATCTCCTATTTTAGCAGGTTCTGTTAATTTAGGCATAAGTGCAGGATATGTTTGTTGTTTATTCTTTTTTTCAGGCAATATACCTGGTATTTTTCCGATATACATAACAAAACCTCATTAATAGCCTGGATATAATGTTGGGAAATCTAATCCACTTACCACATTAACTGCCTCATCAGAATTTTTAACATTAAAGTTATTATTCATTGTGTATTCATAACTAGCAGAAGATACAGCATTACCTATACCATCTAAAACAGTATCTGCAAAACTTTGCAAACTATTTAATTTACTACTAGCCCATTCAATTTTATCTAATACCCAATTTTGAATAGCATTTGCTATCTGCTGCAATATACTTATTGCAAAAGAGCCTAAACCACTAAAGAAATTTTTAACTGAATTTATTGCATTTCCAAAAGCTGAAATAAATTGTCCAACTGCTATAAATGTTTCGGCAATGAAATTACCAAAAAACTGGGCTATGCTTGAGAAAAATAATGAAACTGCTTGTAAAGCATATATAAAAGCATTATATAAACTTTCTACAATTATGTTCTTAAGAATAATTAATTGTTCATAACACCATTGAATAGCCTGAATAACAAATCCAATAGCACCAACTACTGCAATAAAACCACCATAAATATATGTTAGAATTATTACTCCAATATTAACAAGTAATTGAGCAAATTCCTGATTTTCTTCTATAAGATCTGCTATAAAATTTATTATTGAAGTAAAAATTTCTATTATAGACCCCAATATACTAGCTATAATAGCAAATCCTGTTGCAATAAGTGGTGCAATAGTTATAAAACTATTTTTTAGTAATGGTAATATATCTGAAGCTAATCTTGCTATTGCCTGCAAAAATGGCTCTATTGTTGGCAATAGTCCACTAAATATTTCTTGTAAAGCATTTTTAATTCCAAAAAATATATCATATATATCAAAATTATTTAATTCATTAGTGAATGGTTTAAAAGCTTCTACGATATCCATTACTATATCTTTTAAAGAAGAAAATCCTTCATATAGTGTAAATAAGATAGGATAGCTATCTTGAAATCTATCTAACCATTCCTGACTTCCATCATAATCATCCATTAAGGTAAACAAATCATTTACAATGTTAGAAATATATATAACATTATTAGACATAGATTTAGCAATAAAACTAAATACACCTGTTCCACGTTCTAATCGCTGTGTAAATCTATTCCAAAGATTTTCTATTTGTTGCAAAGACTGACCAATAGTCGTAGGCATTTTAGAAAATTCTTCATCCATTTTTGCACCAGCAGATAAGATAGCTCGCATTATATCTTCAGATTTTAGTTCACGCTCCGACCCCATTTCTTTTAATTCTCCAATATCTTTACCAAAGTATTCAGCAATTTTTTGCATTAGCGGTTGAGCATTTTCATTCAAAGAATTCAATTCATCTCCCATTAGAAAGCCACTACCTAACGCTTGTCCTAATTGTAATATTGTAGATTGTGCTTCCGCTGTACTTGCTCCACCAATAGTTAAAGATTTAGATACAATATCTGTAGCACGCATAAAATCTTCTGTATTAAATCCATATTTTTTAGTGCCATTAGCAATTTTAAAATACAAATTTCCCATTTCTTTCATGCCTTGCCTATTTTGCTGTGATAACACATATAATCTATCTTCAATATTAAATCTTTCTTCATCTGTAGAAGTAATGGTTCTAAGTCTACCATCTAAATTCATCATCTCATCAGCAGATTTTTGTATTGCTTGTGTAAAAGCTATTATTCGGTCTATCGCAAAAGCAGCTATAATTGCTTGTCCAAGCATTCTTGCTCCATTTATCAAAGAATGCATACTACTTTGTAGACTTAAAATATTAGCTCTTGCTTGAGTTGTATCTGCATTTATTTTTAAATATTTACCATTAGAACCATGCCAACGCCCCAACTTATCTTGATATGCTCCCATTCTTCTAAGTTGTTCTGATGTATAAATGGCTTCTTTTCCTATTCCATTAATACTTATTCTGGTCTTATTTGCACTATTAGAAATTTTATTCCACGCATTACTACCTACATTAGCTATTTTCGATAATTTAGATTTTGTTTTATTTATACTATTATCTGCTTTATTTACACTATTTTTATCTAATTCATAAGCTATCTTAGCTATTAATTCTCGAACTACCATATTGTTTACCTCCTTTCTTTAATGATGGCATATTAGCATATTCAATATCTGACTTCATATCTAAAAAATGGTTAATTTCAACGATTTCAGCAAGACTTATTTTGCCATACTTTACATCTAAGAAATTAACCATTCCACTATCTATTGCTCTATAAATAAAAATTACATTTCCGAAGTATTCACTTGTTGTGCCAGGAATGATGGGAGTTTTATCTCTGCCAACGTTTTTTGGACACCAATCGGAACGCTGGAGAGCTGCGAAAAATCCAAATAATTTACCTTAAAAACTTTTATTGCTAAAACAATCATATCAATAATTCGACCTTCAAAAACTTCATTAATAGCTCCTTCATCAAGACGAATAAAATCTTTTTTCCCATTAGATTTTTCAATTTTTACTGCTACATATTTTTCATCTAATAATAATTTTAATGCTAATTCTAATTTATCACCGTCTATTGTATAAGCTAATTTTTCTAATCCATTACTTATAATTTGTAACATATCTCCTAAATTTTCAGTATCCATATCTCCATTATTTTCGGAAATACCTTTCAAGACGCCACCTAATGCAGGAGTAATAATTTTTTGTAACTCACCTAATACCCTAATAGCATAAAATGGTGGAAACTGTCTTACTGTAAATACATCATCACCAATTTTAACTTCTGTAAATTTACCACCAGTCCACATTATCAATCATTACCTCCAATCATTGGGTTTGCAACTTGTCCTGTATGAAATACCCATTCTTGAGCTTCAATTTTTCTACCTCTTTTATGTTCAGGAAAATTTGTAATCCATGCTTGATTGGCTTGAAATACTGTTGTTCCTGACAAATCTTTAATAGTTAATGGTAATATACCTCTGCCTGTAGAACGATCCAAATTATAAACGTTACTAAAATAATCATTTGTCTTAGATGTTGTAGCCAATGCAATGGTTACTTCATATGTTTGATTTGGGTCCATACTACGTCCAACACTGCCATCAGCACCGCTGTAAATTTGTGTTCCTTCTCCTAAAGGTTTAATTGTTACCATATCATCTTCTGCAAATCCGTCAACTTCTCTTGAACCATATACTATTACAAGCATTTTAGGATTATATGTTACTACTCCATCACTCAATTTATTTCACCTCTTATTGATTAGTTTTTTCAATTAAATTTTCATACGTAAGACTACCGCTTATATTTATAGCATGTATAGCACCAGCTAAACGTGCAGTAAATGTTACATCTTCTAATAATCTTTGTGCCTTAGTATTAGCAGAAATATTAGATGCTAATGGTACATTTATAACATACCCTTTATTTATATTTCCATCTTCGTCATATTCATCTGGAGTTATACCTCCTCGTTGCTGACCTAATTTTAAAGCTGAATTAATTTGTGCTTCAATTATTCCTATACCACCATCTGTAAATGGAATTTTATCTCTATTAATAAGCACATTAAAAACATTTACCATTATTTCTTCTTGTAACCAATCTCTAAAACGTATTACATCAATCCATTCGCCAGCAGATGTTTTCCCATTTTGAGTAATTGCTACATTTCTAAAATTTTCAAAAGTATTGCCATTTTTATTAGTGATAGCAAGATACTCTGTTTCTGTTAAATTATCTGCTATTACACCTGCTAATTTTTTATTCGCCCATGTTTCACCACCAGGATTAATAGCAAAACATCTAGCAAATAATGCACATTCTGGAAAATCATCATCATTTGTGTGATATAACCAAAATGTTCTGTAATAATTATTACTCTTTAATAAACTGCCAATATCTGTATCTATTTCACTATCCGTAGCCTCTTTTTCATTAACAACACAGCCAAATAACTTAGTATGTGTTTCGGTCCATTGTGCCAAAGCCAAAATATCTGATTTTTCTCTGCTAACTAAAGCAATTCCATAAAAATCATTATCACTAGCTACTATAGCTGCCATTGTCTCCGATAAGGTTTCAGTTGCAAGTATTGGTTCACATGATAAATTAGAGGATAAACTTACTGTAAAGGCTGTTCCTTTCTCTTTAGTTTCTAATTTTAATTTTTCTGATTCAGCTGTAACTGTAATTTCTTCATGAGCATTCATTAAAGTTTGCAAACCTTCTATAATAGTTGTCGCACTAGCTTCACTTGAACTAGAATACTCATAATCTTGTTTTCCTTTTTTAGTTTCTAATGTAATTTTATATTTTGTATTATCTTTTACATCAGATACAGAAATATTGATTTCATCTACTTGTCTACGTCCTATTTTTACAATATTAGGTCGTGGTATTTGTGAAAAAGCGTCTGCTGCTGCCAAATATAATTTATCTGTTGCCTTAAAACCATCTTCAAGCATACTATCTACATTTGTATAAGTAGTTACACGGCTTAATGTATTTAAATGCTCTCCAACAATCAATAATGTACTAAATCCTTCTTTACTTATTCCTGTAGTATTAAGACTAATTTGCACATTAACAATTCTATCTAAATTAGCCATTATATTTCCTCCGTTATTATTTCTATTGGTAATTCTTTACCTGTATTACCTGTAATTTTAACATTTGCAATATATCCTACATCATCTAAATAAGTAGGAGTAAATCTTATTATTATGTCTACACTTGCTCTAGTAGTAAAGTGTGTATTATTCAATAAGGCAGATACATCCTGAACTGAATTATAGTCAACAATAGCTATATTAGCTTTAAATAACCTATTTATAACTGATTGTTTATTTAATTTATCAATCAGTTTATATAACATAGTACATGCATTTCTGTTATTATCAGCAAATACTTGTATCTCACATGTTAATAATTTATGTCCAATTATATTATTAACTCCCGGCTGATTAGTACGTTCAAAACTAGATTGTACCTCATCTTTTATAGAAGCATATCTTATATAAGCAAAAGTCTCTTTGGGTTTAGGTGCATTTTGATAAGCATAAATCACTTTATTTTTTTGTAAATCCAACAATTCTGCCACTAAATCGTGAAATAATAAATTCTGTTCATCATTCATCTGTTATCTCCTGTGCATAAGCTTTATAATGATTTATTAAACCATTCTGATAAGCATGACAAGCAATAATCTTATATTTTTCTCCCATATATAAAAGCACGTCAGCATTTTGTTCTGACGTGCTTTTATCTGTTAATAACTTAGTATCTGTATAAATTTTTACAGCATTATTTGTATTAGTTCCTTCAGGAAATATTTTAGTATATTCATCTAAAGATATAGGCTGTACTGTAGCCAGTATTTTTAATGTGTTACTATCATTTGTAATATATTTACCACTGTCATCATAGTACCCTTCTTTTCTTAAAATAACCACAGACCTTCTAAACGACACATAATCACTCCAATTTATGTTTAATACTTGCTCTCATGCGTCCAGTATCAATTAATGGCTTATTATCACCTTTAGCTCGTACAGTAGCAGGTGAAAGAGGTGTAAAATTTCCATCTGTAATTTTTTCTTGTATCATGCCAGCAACTTTTAAACCAATTAAATTTAATGCTTGTTCTGGAGTTTGCTTACCTTCAATTATTTTTGCCCCTAACTGTCCTGATAAATTAGCTATTTGAGATGAGTTATCGTCTAATGTGCTACGAATAAATGAGCGTTGTGGTATATGTTCTGCTCCATATTCATGAATACTGCCAATATATGCCATTGTATTTTTCCCATCAGCACTCATATCACCTTCTTGAATACCCACTTTTAATACTTTTTTATCAAGTGTTTTCATATTTTTTATAATCTTTTCCCAACCTAAATCAATATCTTTTACATTCATGGTTTTTTCCTCATAATCCCTAGAGGTTTACACATTTTTTGTAAATCTAAATATCTAATACCATAATAGGTTTTATTTAAAATACTTTCATTTTCCATATTGTTTTGAGCATATGTTCTAGATAAATCTCCTTCTTTTTCACTTATTACTTTACCTGCAATAATAGAACTATCTAAGGCTCCATTCTCATTATTAGCTATATTATCTAAAGTAATATAATGTGCAATAAAAAAAGCAAGTGCTTTCTCATAGAACTTGCCAAAATATTTTTCAGATACGAAATCTGAATATAGTTCAATATATTCTTTTATTTGTTCATCATCTATATCTATTTTAGGAGCAATTACTCGTATTTTATTTATTACTTTATTTATTAATTCCTCACTCATCATTTTTAGTGGCTTCCTTTATTTTTTTTTCAGCCAATTCATTAATTCTTTTTGATTGTTCGAGAGATTTTTTTTCATCCAAGATTAAAATTTTCCCATTTGCGATTTTATTTACCATTTCAGGATAATTTTTTTTTAGTTTTTCTAGCTGTACCTTTTCAATTTTTATAGGATATCCTGGTTTTAATTTTAATTCACCGATATTTAAAATTCTAGCTTCTGTGTTTTGCAAATACATAATCTTACACTCCTACCGCTTTAGTAAAACAATATGGTCTAAATACAGTAACACCAATAACTTCGGAATGACATGGTACTGTAAAAGCTAAATTTTTAGCTTGTATTGGCATTTGTTCAAATCTATTTGGTATTTCCAAACGTATATAGTCTGGGTCAAAATAACCCACAATCATAATATCTTTTGCCCCTGTACTATCAGCGTTCTTTAATTCTCCAATTTTTTCCCAACGTTTAATTTCCGGATGATTTTCTTTAAGCATTGCTAATACAGTTTTTGTAGTTTGTCCGTCTGCTGTAGTATAAAGAGTACTAGACAATGTAGTATATGCACTTGGTGGCAGCAATACTGTATTAGGTTGTTCTGTATCATCTGTATTATCTTGAATTGTATTAATAAACTCATTCATATCTCGAAATTGTTTTTCTGCTGTTTTTGAACTTAATGCTGTTCCTGAGGCTTCGCCATCATTTTTTAATGTGTATTCAGATAAATTAGGATTATCTAAAAATCCAATGATACCATTATCTTTATCTCCAAACCATGCAATTTTATTAATTTTTACATCATTTGCTTTTCTAGCTGCACTTGCTTTCATTGTGCTAAGTGGAGTATTAGAAAATACTGCATGTTGTAAATCTCTAACAGAATACTGATATGCTATTCCTAATTGTTTTACTTTAACGCTAGTTTCTTCTACAAATATATCAGCAAGTGGTAAATCATCTGCTGGATTAGCAACTATTTTAGCCATACCAACCATATCATAAGTACGTTGTAATGCTGTAGTTGCACCTGCACTAACTTCTGTTTGCACTGGAAATACTGTAAATGCATTCAATTTTCCATGTGTTACTTCTAAAGTTTTAGCTCTAACTTGTGTAAGCATTCTAGCTGCAATAGCTGAATAATTAGCATCAAAATTTGGTATAGCGTGTGCTATTACATCTGAATCTAATCTCTCTACATTTAAAATATAATCTCTACTATTCATAATTTATCTCCTTATCCTATTGTATTAGTTCCTGTAATAGAGGCTGTACTTTCATCATCAAGATGAGCTGTACCTGTAATTGTTGTATTATTAATATTTAATTCCATAGATGTAATCTTCGCACCAGTATCTCCTTTTTCACCTTGTGGACCTTGTTCTCCAGTATCACCTTTTTCACCTTTTTCACCTTGTTGAGAAAAAGTACTATTAATATTACTTAAACGTAATATAGCTAATCCGCCACTTTCAGCACCTTTTAAATATTTAGCATTAGTAACTGTTCCTGTCTTTCCCCATTTATAACTACTTGCCATAATACAAGCAACATCACCTGCGGTAACAGCTTCACCAACTTCAACATAAATATCACCCGTAGACATAATTGCTACACTATCACCTTTTTCATAATAAGGATTAGATGGTTCTTTATGATTATGAACAACTACTCCAATAACTTTACTTTCAGAACCACTATCTACTTTTTTTACTAAGTTTTCAGTTGTACCTAAAACTACAGCGTCTCCAGGATTTAATCCTTTTTCTTCTTCAACAGCATAGCTATCACAATTTCTAATAGCAGTATTAGCTATCATACCTGCAAAACCTTTATCTAGTTCTCTACTGTACCAACTCATTTTATTGTTCTCCTTTATATGCATTTGCTTCTGCTTGTTTTAATTCTTCCATTTTCTTAATGTAATCAAAATCATCAAAATTCATTTTATTATCATTATCTCCATTAATAATTCTTCTTTTAGAAGCACTTGCACTATCTATATTAATTTGCTGTTCACTACATACATCAAACATACCATCAATATATTCTTCACTTTTATTATCAATATTAAGATCTTCATTAACTTTTTTTATTACAGCTATTTTTATATCTTTATTACTTAAAGTATCAATTTTATCTAAATTATATTGCTTAGCAATATCAAGCATTTTAACACGTTCTTTTACTGCTTCATCAAAGTTAATACTTTTATTAGCTTTTTCATCTGCTAAATCTTTTTCTAATTTATCAACTTTTACTTTCATTGCGTCATATTTTCCTTGCAATGCGTCAAAATTAGCTTTCTCCTTCGTCTTATTTGCTTTCAATGTTTCAAGTTCAATTTTTACTTCTTCCGCACATTCATATTCTAAGCCATTATCAAGTCTAACTTTTGCCATATGTTTTTTATCCTCACTTTCAATTATTTGGTCACCATCCATATTAAGACGAGCATTGCCTGCTCTACCTTTTTGCACAACTGCAAGATGATTGTATCTAATATTTCTTTGTATTGCGTCATAATGTTTACCATCAGGCGTAATACCTGGTGTTTCATCCAAGTCTAATGTATAACCACAAGATAATTCTCTATGTGGTGTATCTAAATTATATAAAGTAATATCTGCTCTAATATTATCTCCATCTTGTTCACCACCAGAAATTACAGTACCTAAAATCGGTATACTTTTTGAATTCTTATTATTAACCATAGCCACATGACCTAGTGTTATAGGTTTTCCTTTAATACTAGCTAAACTATCAGCATTAAAAGCTTCCTCAGGTGGTCTATATTCAATTCTTTCTGAACCATCTGCATTCTGATAGCGAAGAATACCTGTTCTGCCGATTATTGGTTTGTCAATAATAAATCCTTCATCTGTTTTTGTAGCTTTAAAAGTAAATCTATCATATCTTTGCATATTTTCACCTCCTTCCTAAGTAATAGCAACACCATTTATATTATTTAAATCTATAACTGGAATAGCCACACAACGACAGCGAATAGCCATTCCTGGATGTCCATCTATAGGTGGCTTATCCCATCTATATTTTTTCCCATTTCTAGCTTTATGCATTGGTCTAACTCTACTATCTCCAGCAGTACGCCAAATATATTCTTTTATACCAGCTTTAACTTGTCGCATTCTAGTAATTTGACCATTTAATTTCCCTATTTGGTCAATAGCTATTAATATTGCTCGCTTTTCTGTTGTTCCAGTTATCATTTTTATGCTATTAGCTAAATTTTTTGTTAACATACCATTTTGTATAGCTTCTAATATTATTTGCTTTACTTTATCAAAAAATTGTGTTTCAAACGAAGTTATTAAATTTACATTGTCATCAACCCATAAATTCATCAATTCTTGTAAATTGGGTTCTCCTGTAAAAATATCTACACCTATTTTAGATTTAAACGATTTATCTAATTCATTTTTAGTAAACCTACTTATATTTAAAAACATCTGTTCTATTTTTCTAGTTATAAAATCTTTTGCTATTAAAACATAATAATTTTGTTTTATTTTATCCATCACATCGTTAAATGTATCGCTCAAACCATCTAAACGATTTTGATTTATAAATGTTTTAATATTATCAAGCTCTAATACAACAGATTTTTTTAATATTTTTACTAAATTAACCAGTTGCTTTTTATATTCTCTTTCGTATTGATATGGATATCTACATTCATATTGCCTTTTATTCAATCACATCACGTCCTACATTATCTAGTGTTCGGTCCAATTTAAAACCTTGTTCTTCTAAATAATTTCGCAACTCAACATTGTCTAAACCACCTATATTAACAAGTGAAGTTAATGCAGAAATATTTTTTTCTTTTGTTTCAGCTTTCATTTTATCTGTTTCAGCTTGTTCTTTTTCTGTTGGAATTGATAATGGATTAAATTTTAAAGACCAAGTATCTGGTAACTTTATTTGATAGTCTTTGCATTTAGATAAAAAATATATAAATTTACTAAGTTGAGGTTTTAAATCTCTACGTTGTAATTTTTGAACCATAGAATAATATTGTTCAAAATCACTATCTCCTGTAGCATTTTGACCACCTGGAGAACGACCAAACAAAATCGTTACAGGTATTTCACTTACAGCAGATAACATAGTTTGCGTTTTATCTAAAATATCTTTTACTCCACTTAAACTAATGCTTTTTATATCATAATCATCATCTTTATCTATAGCTAAGGTGTTTAAGATATTTCTGACCATATCTATATTTTGTAAATAAGTTCGTACTTCATCTTCTCCACCCTCTATAGATAACTTATTTAGTAATCCAGCTATTTTTAAAATGCCTTGTGCCATACGTTCCATAATATCAATAGCAAATTTATTACCTAAGTCATACTTTAGAATTAAAGTATCATAGATATTTTCTAATACCATACCGCCCCAACCATTACGTTCATTTCTCAAAATGTTAGGTACAGTTAATCCATTAAATATAATTAATCTAGAATAATGTATTTCAAAGTAAGCTCCTGTTGCTTCATCACTTATCAAATAGGTTTCAGTCTTTTTATAATTAGTACTATTAAAATCTTCATTCTGTTTTAATGGAATAACTTCTTTTGCGGAGTAAACTCGTATTTCTTCAATTCCATAAATATTATTTTCATCTAGTGGTTTTGTCAGATCTTCAGATAAATCTTTAAATACTGGAAAAATAACTGCACCACCATAACATCTATGCCAATATAAAGCAGTTGCGAATTTTTCTTCACAAGCTAAATCTTCATATAAAGAAAGGATTTTGCTTTCAGCTTCTGATACATCTATATCATCAGAAGTCTTTATACAAAATCCTGCTCTAAGTGCCTCATCTGCTGGGGCTGTAATTATCTTTCTAAATATGCCATTTTCTATAAACAAATTTTCCGACATATTATAAGTTATAAATATTTTTCTTATAATGCCAGTATATCTACTAGGGTCATAACGTATCGTTCCAACTCCATTTACTATATTAATCATGCTATCTAGCCTTTTTATTTTTATCACCTACCTTAAAATACACTAAGATTTCTAACTTTAGTTAAATAATTAAATGCGTCTGAACTAGCGTCAACTAAATCATCATGAATACCATCAGGAAATGCACATAGTTCGTTTAAATACATTTTATTCCAATCTCCTCGCAACAAAAAAATATTTCCTTGTTGCCATTGTGCTGCAAATGGTTCTGCTCTATTAATCTTACTACCATTTATTCTTTCAATTTGAACATTAAACCCTGCAAGAAATCTAACATAGGAATGAGCCTGTTCTTTTCCTGCTTGACCTGGGTCTTGAGGAATATGAATATTATTACATCTATAATTTATTTTATCTTGCATAGCTATATGTCTAACAGCTTGCCTTACTCCATTTGCATTCAAACAACCAGTAAAGACATCTAAAATAATAAATTGCCCATTTTTTAAACGTGCCATCAAAACACCAGCCGTTTTATCTGGGCTTCTATTTGTTGGAGTTTCTTCTGTAGCTGCTAAATCCCACGCTCTACAAATAGCTACTATTTTATCTGGTATATTATTTACAACAGATATCTGATTATGTTTAAAATATAATCCACTTGCTGGTCTAATTTTCCAGTTTCCATTTAATAATTGTTCTTTAGTAACTGTATCTTGAGCTTTTAAATTCGCTAAATATCCTTTGTCATTTTCTAATAAAATCTTATTATCATATATTGATGAAGGAATAAATGTAAAGCTTTTTGGCTCAATATTATATTTTTCCAACAACTCATCTGAATCATCAGACCATATTGGTTCATCATTTACAATTACAAAATAACGTATTTTACCACCACGAGATTGAATAGCATATCCTGTATCTTGGTCTATATACCATTTAATAAAATCTGCTACCCAACTATCAGGGTCAGGATTACAAGTAGCCCTTATATATGGTTTTATTCCCGCAATAGCTGAACGATTACGAGTAAGCATATAAGTAAATTGTTTCCAGCTAAAATGTGTAAGTTCTTCAAATTCAATCAAAGGAATTTGTGCCCCTTGATAATCATAAACAGTTTTGTCGTACTGAAGATGGTTCATTACAATTTTAGCACCGCTAGGAAATCTAAAATATCTATTAGGACTTCGTATATCTTTTGCTCCTAATAGTGTATACATCTCAAGAGCTGTATCCCATAGACCACCAGGAGTGGTAATTTGAGGAGATGTTCGTCTAAATATGATACAAGAAAAATTATTATTATTTATGTGTCTTAATGGCTCTATTAGTGCAGCATAAGTTTTACCACCACCAGCAGCTCCACCATAAAAAACTATATCTGCTTTGCTAGATAAAAATTGTTCTTGTTTCCCTTTTTGTGGTTTTATAATCATTTTTAGTCCCTGCCATTATCTGGTATATATATTTGAATGGTATTTATAGGATTAGTTTCTTCATCAACCTTATTATCTTGATTTGAATTTATAAATGTAGCTTCTCCACGGCTTAAACGTTCTATTTTAACCGCAGTATCAAATAGACGAATAATTTCACTTGCATTTAGTTTAGATACATCTATTTTCTTTAATGCTTCTACTGCCTTTGCTTGCATAGACATTGCTATCGCAATATGACGTTTAGCCATCTTCTTACGTTCTTTTACAGCGGTTTTATATTCTATCTCCTGCAACGATTTATCCCATGCTATACAACGTTCTTGCCAATTATATTTTTGCTTCCAATTGACAAGTAATTGTCTACTTTTTGACAACCTTTTAGCAAGCGAAGTTACATTTCTATCTTCCATTTCTAAATAGGCTTTAAATGCAGAAAAAGCCTTTTCAGTTTCACCATCTTGTCTTTCCCATGGTCTTAAATTTTCATTTCCCATCACTCTCCCTCCAAATAAAAAAAGTAGGTTTCTAAACCTACCTATCTAATAAAACCTGCAAATGTTATTTTTTTTGGTTTAATATTGTATTTTTTAGCTATTTCTATGCTCTTATTATTAAATAATTTTATATATGGTTCAATATCTGTTTTTGCTTCTGCTCTTGTAATCAAACCTTTTTTGTATGCACATTTAGCTTCAAATGCTCTTTGTTTTATTATTTCTAACATATCATCATCTCCTTGTGCTTGATATGTTAAGGTAAGTAATATTAAATGTCCAGCTCTTCATTGGATATTTCTAGAATATCTATATCACCATATAAATCTCTTATTTTCTTCTGGTCACCTTTATAAAAAACCAGTACGTTTTGATGTGTTTTTCCAACTTTTCTACTTATCGAAAAACCTCTCCCCATTCTAATTGGTAGAGAACCTAGTGTTGTTAATAAAATTATTTCATTATATAATTCCATTCCTGCATTATTAAATGCAGCTATCGTTTCTGATACAAAGTTTCTATACATGCCAGTTTTTCTGTTTCTAATATCTCCAACAACAAAACAAGCAAAACGATTATCTTTGAGCATACTCACACTATCAAATATTATTTTTCTATACATAGATAAAAAATCTTCATAAGTTTGATTACTTAAATCTTCTTTATCATCGCTATATATTTCTAAGTCATAATAAGGCGGGCAACTAAATATAAAATCATATTCGCCTTTTGCAAGTTTAGCTATATTTAAACTATTTCCACATATCCATTTAGGTTTTATATCATCTTTGGATAATAATTCATCACCTTGATTTATATTAGCTTCTATCTGTTCTTTTCGTAAATCAACTCCTGTATATTGCCTGTTCAATTTTGAAGCAATAATACCTCTTACACTACCACCTGCAAATGGGTCTAAAATCTTTGCTTTATCAAAACTAAACCAATAATACATTAACTCACATAAGACAGGGTCAAATACACTCAACATTCCACCAGTATTAGTAACTTTCAATAAACTATCTTCTTTCATGTACTTATGCAAATAATCATCTGTAAACTCTGCAACTGATAATTTACGACCTATTTCCTTCTCACATTTCTCTTTATATTCATAAAATCTAGGTACTGAACCTGCTGCACTACCTGTAGTTTTAATATTTTCTCTTGATAAATCAGATTTAATTCCATACTTAAACCATGCTCTTTTTCTTTCTTGCCATTGTGCACATCTTGTATTTAATACAGATGTTGGTGTAAATAAAAATTTTTCACTTAATGAAACTTTTTCTACTTCTGAATCACATACTATATCTTCATCTAAATCCTCAACAATATCATTTAATTCTGACATATCAAAATCAAAAACACTCATATTGATACTAGCAATATTAGCTAATTCTTCTTCTAATTTCTCATAATCCCAACTAGAAAATTCACTTACTTTATTATCTGCTAATCTAAAGGCTTTTATTTGTTCTTCCGTTAAATCTGAAGCTATAATACACGGTACTTTATCCATGCCCAATTGTTTAGCAGCTTTTAATCTCGTATGACCAGCAACAATTACATTACTACTATCTATTATTATTGGAACTTTAAATCCAAATTGTTTAATACTGTTTGCTACTGGTTCAACAGCCTCATCATTTAGCCTAGGATTATTTTCATATGGGACTATTTTATCTGTTGGTTTATAAATAATCTTAATGTCCATAACTATACTTCCTTTCTTATTTTTAGGCATAAAAAAAGCACCTAAATAGGTGCTTTAAATATGTTTATATGTTATAATATTTCTCGTTGCCCTTCCTATACTGGTAGCAGTTAGGAGGTGTTCATATGTTTCGTTTCACTATGTTTTTAGAAGCTGTCATGGCAAGTATAGTTGCCTACTATATTTGCAAAGGGTTAGATAAGCTTCTTTCGGTTTTATGTGGCAACTAGCCTAGCTTCAGCGTTAGCTATATAACGCAAGAAACCCCATGAAGTTCGCACCTTCATGGGGTTTTGCTGTTCATATGAACTATTTCACTATGTTTTGCCTATATTTAGTATAGCATATTACATAGATTTTGCAACATGAAGGTTATTATTCTAATATAAATTATAAAAATACATATTATTATTAAAATATATGGGTATATACCAATATTTATACAAAATAAACTTATAAAATATAAAACCGCTGGTATTTTTTACCAACGGTTTATCTTTTTTGTTTGCAATTATAATATACCATAAATCTAAAACCATTATCAACCATTATTAACCACGATCGACCACGATTAACCATTATCGACCACACTCTTTTTACTTAATGCTCTTTCTACAACTTCCAAAGCTCTAGGATGCATAGTTTGAACTATATAATTATATGAGTAGTTAAGCATACTATATATTTCATCAAAAGACTTAAAGTTCAAATATCTTAATATGAGCAAACGTCTAAGAATTTCATCTTCTGGTTTAAAACTCAAGCTCAATATAAAATTACTTATCTCAAACTGTTTGCTTTGATACTCTTGTTTCATTACTTCAATTTTTTCTTCTTGTTCTATTAGTTTTGCTACATATCCACTAACATCATTATTTATACCACTATGACCGATATTTTCTTTATAAGAAGTTGTCATCTTGCTTGGTGAGGCTTGTAATTGTTCTAAAATATAATTACATTGAATAATTTTTTCATTGGCTGTATAAGCTTGTTGTAGATATTCTTTAGCCTTATTAACTTTTATTCTACTTATTTTTCTCATCAATCAATACCTCCATCTATATAAACACTAAAAGGATAGCTTTATTTCAGCTATCCTAATTAATGGATTTATCCTATTAAAAATATTGTAGTTGCTATTAAGCACAATATAATACTTGTAATTTTGATTATAGGAATATTTCTTTTATAAAATTCTTGTTCTGTCTTTAATGGTATTCTTACCAACTTAGGTCCATTATTATTCATATTTTCCTACCTTCATTACTTTTTTATTATCTGTTTCCATATCCCAGAAATCAATTCTTAACATCTTTATATTAAAATGTTTCCATAAAAACTCATTACCACGTTTGAATACTTTCCTACAAATAGATTTAAAAAACTTTCTACGATCCATTTTCTCAACAGCTTTTTTATATGTTTCATCGCTACATTCTCCCGCATTGGTTAGCGGATTTATTTTATCTTTCATAACATTGCTCCTAACATTTAAAAAACACTAAAAATATTGTCTTTCCTCTACATTGGCCAACAATAGGGGTTTCGGGAATAATCTTTAAAACATCACCTGTAGAAATTTGTTGTTCACTCCATTTAAATATAAGTGTTCCATTCGTTTTTAAAACTCTCCAACACTCTTTAAAACCTTTGTTAATTAGTGTTTCCCAATCTTTTGGTAATGTTCCATATTTTTTGGCCAAAAAACTTTCACTTCCTGCATATTTTAAATGCGGTGGGTCAAAAACAACTAAATAAAAACTGTTATCATCAAAAGGAATGTTAGTAAAGTTGGCCAAAACATCTGGATTAACAATCAACTTTCGTCCATCACATAATTTAGTATTCAATTTTCTATTGTCCATAAATAAAACATTTGGATTATTTTTATTAAAGTGCCACATTCTGCTACCACAGCAAGCATCTAATATCTTTTTTGTCATTTTTTTAGTTCCTTTGCTACTTTATTGGAAAAATTCTTTATAAATCTATATTTAAGTGTACAATTCTTTTTATTGCATTTTTCTTTGGTTATCCAACACATATACCCTGTGTCGGATTCATAATATCGTTCATCACATTGCATAGTCGTTCACACTCTTTGTATTTTTTAACACTTATAAACTTTCTAAATCACCGTGTAATTCTTTCATTTCTTGATAATATTCAATTTTGTGTTGTTCAGATATTTTTTCAAATAAATCTTCATTTGTACCTCCATACATATCACTCAAATAAATTATTTTCTTCCTGAAGTTGTTTAATTATATATGGGTCTGTTTCTGTTGTAATATCTGTAATTAATGGAGTTATCGTTATCTCTACTCTAGGATTATACTTATCTAATCCTGCTATTTTTGTACCGTCCCAGCTTTTTATTATTCTGTCATCAGAAAGAAGCCATGTACAAGTAGTTTTCTTTTTACCATTTATAGTTTTCTGTTCATCAGATAAAATATCTGCTGTAGCTTGCATTAATCCCACAAGGTCAGGATAATGTGCTTTGTCCTGTAGATAATATTTACATGTTAGTCGTATTGGCATTGTATAATGTGGCAATCTATCAGGAGCATAAGATTTTATTAATTGTTTTTTGCAACTAATCTCATACTTTTTATAAGCCTTACTAGGTACAAGAGAAGGCATCTCTTTTTTCTTTCCTTTAATTTTTATCATTGTTGCACTATTTTTCTTAGTTGCTGGTTGACCTAATAAAATAAAAGAAAATGGTGTATTATTCATATCTTTAAAATCCTTTCTATATTGTCGATATCATAAAATAATCAAATCCACCTGTAATTTTCCCACCATGTGATTTAACTATTTTAGGTTCGTTTATATCTTCTTTAATCTCACCTATAGATTTAAGATAATCAGCATATTTATATAGTCCTTCTAAGTTGTTAGTATCATAAAAACTTGCTACTAAGCCATATTTATTTTTTAATCCTGTTTCTGCCATTAAACGATTAATGTCATTTCTACGTTTTTCCCTCTTAGCTTTATTTTCCGCTTCTATCCTTTTTTGCTCTGCTTCTATTTTTTTCTGTTCTTTTTTCGTTATTCTATTTTTATTATTATAAAAATGCCATAATTCTTTATGTTTTTGATAATATTCCTTTACTCTACATTTTTGTGAGCAATATTTTGCTTTACCCTCAAACTCCTTACCACAAATACATATCTTTTTCATAGTTATACCACCTGTGCTAATCTTATACGATAATTTTCTGCACCTTTCATTCCAACAGATATTGTCATTTCTGCAATTCTACTCATTATTCGTTCTCCAAATAATTCAAATAGTTCTTGCATATTGTAATTAGTTGTTATTATCGTTGTAAGATTATTTTCATATCTAGTATTTATTAGCAAAAATAAATTTTCACGTTCCCAACTACCCACCATTTTTAATTTTCCGTTACTATCTCTATCTTTTTCTGCTCCAAAATCATCAAGAATTAATACATCAACTTGTTTAGCTTTATTTACTAATTCCGTTGCTATTAAAGCTTTTTCCTTATCATTAAAACCTTGTTTTATACAGTCAAATAAATTTGCTGTAACAACCATCATACTTGGTATATTTTGCTTTAATAAATTATTTAATATAGCTGCTGCAAGATGTGTTTTACCACACCCATATCGACCGTGTAACCTCAATCCCCTACATTTAGGAGTATAGTTCGTACAAAAATTTAAACAATCATTATAAGCTTTCTCTGTTGCTGGCAATATTTTAAAATTATTAAAGGTCTTATCTTCAAAAAGTTTCCCCACATTGCTTTGCTCCATAAGCCTATTTATTTTTTCTTGCTGTTTATAATTTTTCCAGCGTTCACAATTACTGTAGCTTATAAAATATTTACCAGCTTGTTCATCTACTTTTACATAAAAACAATTTTTGCAATCAATACCATGCTTATTACAAATCTTACATTTTTCTTGTCTATACATAGCATCAACTAATGCCATTTCATTTTTAGAAAACTCACCTGGTATATATTTTATTCCTAGTTCTTTACATACCAATTTCCCATCAATCAAGCTCTGCCCAATTGATATCTGTTCCTGTCTTTCTTTGAGCCTGCGTTGCAGTTCTTGATAGGTTGCTAGATTGTAATTGTCCATTAGATTCACCACCTGCTATTTTCAAATTTGCCCAACCTCTTAATATTCCACCTACATACTTAACAAAGTATATTCCTTGCAATTTCCTAGAACTTTGCAATGCCTTTTTTAAAGCTTGTATAGTTTGTTCTGCTCCATAAACTTGTGCATATTCTCTAAGACAGGCTATTTCATTAGCTCCTGGTGTTCCTCCTAGATTAGAGCAGATTCGATTTTGATAGAAAATAAGTACTTGACTTTCTGCTGGAGAAATGTTATCATCACGCGCGTTATTATATATATATATATTATTCTCTATATCTCTATTACTCTTATTAGGGTTTTGTTTTAGGTTTGGTATTGGGTTTGTATTTAGGTTTTGAGTTAGGTTTTGTTTTAGGTTTGTATTTTCTGTTATGAGGTCGTAAGAGTTCGCATTATTATTGAGTTCTTGGGGTTCATTTAGGTTTTGTTTTAGGTTTGTATTTGGGTTTGGTTTTGGGTTTTGGATTAGGTTTTGATTTAGGTTTGGTGTTACATTTTCAACATAATTTTTTATTAGAGCATATGTTGAGCTTTTACCTCGTGTCTTACTGGGAATATATTCTATCAATCCTGCTTCAATAAGTTTTTTTCGTTTATCATTTAACTTACTATAATTTTTCAAATTAGCTTCTATCATCAATGTATTATTATCTATATTAAATTGAGTAGGTCGCCTAAGATAATTCCATTTGTCCCATAATACCCAATATAAAATCTGGGTATCGTTATCTAATTTACTAGCATAATTAGAACGAAAAGAAATTATCAAAGATAAAGGTTTTAACTCCATATTTTTTACCTCGTGGATAGGTGCTTGTCTAATTGGCAAGCACCTTTTCCTATTTATTGTGCCACTGTTGGCATTTGTACAACATTATTTTGTTTTGGTACATCAACTACAGATACATCATCAGTTATTGTTTCAGCTTCAGTATCTTCTCCAAATAAGGAAATTTGATTTCTCTTACCATCTAAATACTTGCGTGCTTCTTGTTCAAATGCCCAAAGAGCGTCAACCGCTTCTTGATTAAAGAACCCAGCTTGACTTGCTTCTACCTCATCAGAAGGACATTTCATAAGAGGTGTATTTACTACTATCTCTCTATCAGCAGAAGGCACATAAAACATGCTAGAAATAACTGCTGACATTGTTTTATCTTCTGCATACTTGAAACTTACTGCATAAGGTTTTATACGTTTTATAAGTAATGCTCCTAATCCTAAAATATTTAATGTTGGTTTAGTTAAATTTTTTAATGCTGTAAAAAATTCTGGTGCAGGTTCATCATTAAATATAGATGTATGATATGATGGCTTTTTATTTTCATTTGTCCTCATATATTCAATAGTTAATTTACCTGAACTTTCCTGATATTTAATCTTATTAATAGTTACATTACTCATTTTTTTCTTACCTCCATATTTTTTTTAGTTAAATTATATTTTTTAGCAATTTCTTTAGTTAATTTAACGGACTCTACATGATATTTAGCATTAAAAGTATCACTACCTAATGTATGCCATTCTGTATGGTGTTTTCTACATAACGGCAATACAGGAATACCAATTTGAAATACCTCTGTTCTATCCCTACCCATACCAATAGCTGTTACATGATGTAATTCCGCTTTAATGCCACATATACAGCACTTTTTATGAAGTAAACACATATAGATATATTTATTAATATCCTCACATAATTCACTTAATGGCTGTTTAGTAGGGATATCGTATTCTATAATGAAATCTATTAAGTAAGTAATAAATTCCTTTGCAGTGGTCATATCGCAATTTGACAGCGAGAATATTTCTTTATTTAACGATTGCATTCGTTTTACTACAAATTCAGTTTTCATCAATCTTTTTACATATTCGGGAAGATATCCGCTCCACTCTGATATATCGTTCATTAATGCGTAAGCTTTTTTTCTTTGCTCACTACTTATATATCTACCGTCATTAAGTCCAATATCTACCATGCTATACTTACGCAAACAAGCTCTATCTATATTGGTGTAAGGGGCTTTTATCAATAGCCCCTCTGGTGTGATATCTATGATTTTCCCATGTATTATTTCCATAATTAATACCTACTTTTCCATTTATCCTTATATACTTGCATTAAATTCATGTTATTAAGATACTCAAAAAAGTTTTGTATTATAGGATAAATTGAAGGCGTTTCCTCTCTTGTATATTTTTCAGTCCAAACGCATTTACCATTACTTACTAAATAAATAAACTCTTTTGCTTCTGGTATTAATTCAAGATACATTGGGTGCTGTGGACTATCTATAAACTTACCAACGCTATATTTTTGTGTGTATTTAATATCGTAGATAACACCAGCTTTTAAAGCGTCTAGCCTTCCATATAGAACTAAATCTAAACCATTAATATTTATATTTTTACTAGCTACATATTGGAAGCTTCCACCTTGTATATAGTCTGCAATATTTATAGCAGCAGTTATTTCATCAGTAGATATATCAATAATATTTTTAGGATTAGTATACTCATATACTAATTTCTCAAAATCTATTCCACATTGCATTGCTTCGCTTGGTGGACTATATATTTTATTAAGTGTATCGAGGAAGCTTTGGTGAGCTTCCTCTGCATAATCATCAATACAATTAAACTGATATAAATAAGAACTAAGCAGACTTTGTGTCATCAGATACTTCATCTGTAAATTCTCCCTTCAATTTGTTCCATTTAAAGCCTAATTCTTTTGTTTTATCAAACAATATAGATTTACTTTCCTTCTCACTAGTCAATATATGTTTTTGATTATTTATTAAGTCTAAAACTTCCATTGCTTCACTTGGTGTTGTTATTGCTTCTGTTGCTTCTTTTATTGTATTAATTATTTTTTGATATGCTTTTTTCTCTTTTTCAGCATCTTTAGCTTCAGCTTTTATATTTTCATTTATCTGATGAAAAAGATTTGTTAAAAATTCATTTTGATTTCCATTTAATTCTGGTATTGTAAGCACACCATGTATACCATGTGTTCCTTTAGCATAATAACGTTCACAATTAGTAAAACCTATCGTTCTAACATTATTTTGCATTTCCATGAACCCACCTAAATCCATTGGTTGCCATACATTATCCTTTGTTTGTCCTTCTACTAAAATTCTAAGACGAGTATTATCTCCATCTTTTTCCTCTTTAGCATGGAATACTATTACCACATGTTTATTTAATTGGTAATAACAATAATCTACAAATCTTGCAAATTCACGTCCTACTGCTCCATATCCCTTTAAACTAAGTGAACCGTCCCTTTGACCATTTTTAGCATTTTGTTTTATTACATATGCAGACATCAATTTAATAAGTTGTCCGCCTGTATCTATTACAAGAGTTTCATAATCATTTAAATTAAATGGTACTAAGTCCTCTAAAAGTTCTTCATAGGTATTTGGTTGAATAAAATCTGTTCTATATCTTGCTTCTACCCTGTCAGTCCCTCTATCAACATCAATTAGTAAGGGCTTAGGTGCAGATAAAGCAAGAGTCGTCTTGCCTATACCTGGATACCCTGCAATTAATAATCTAATTTTTTTATCAGTATTTATAATTTCACTTGCTTTTTTAATCATTTTTATTCCACCTTTACAAAATATGACAATTTATTTACTAAATCATTTCTTTTATATAAGAAGCTTATATAGTTTTTAGTATTTATTCTTTGTCTACTAGCCATTGTGATATTAGCAATGCAATCATACTCACCAATAGCAAAAAAGTTTTTAGTTTTTATATAAAATCTTAAACCTGTTAATGATTCTCTAATATTTACTAATCTTACATATTTAATATTTAACTTAATACTTTTTAGAATTTCTAAAAATTTTTGTTTAACTTCTTCAGAAGTAAAATTATTAATTTTAGGAAATACAATTTTTTTGACCATTTTTCTTTCCTCTGTTATACTTAAATTACAAATATTTTTTTATGTGGTTGCTTGTTTGACCTGTTGTCTTTCAAGCAACTTTTTTTATAAAATAATCACCTTTTAATAAATCTTTATAAGGATTTATATAATCACCTACAATATCTTTTAAATATCCATCTTCATAATCTACTAAAACTAAGTCCTCATAATCATCATTACGTAATATTACCTCTTTACCTTGTTTACAAAACGAAATTGCTTCTTTTATTGTTAATCTATCCATTGTATACACCTCTTAAAATGGAAATACTTCTCCATTAGCTTTATAATGCCAATCTTTGCTATAACCTTCTTTTAGTAATAAATTATTTATTTCTAATAAGTTTTTAATAACATCTTTGGCTTTACATGGAAATAAACTTATTTTCTTACCTCGATTATTTTTTACAGTACGTATTCTCATTTTTTCTTCTCCTTTTTATTCTTTGAATAAATGCATAACATTGACGGTCATCAGCACATACTGGAACAGCAAGACCGCATATCAAATGCAATATATGCACCTGCCCTTTATTCAATTTTTTACCGCACCGCCAACATTTCATACTAAATCACCTTTAATTTTCCTTGAACAACTATTAAATTTGTATCGCACCATTTTCTATTCTCTTATTTTTTTAATACATTACGATATATAAGTTTTCTAATTGGTAATTCTATATATTCTCACCTCTCTTTCTTACTGGTGCGTACCAAGCACCATAGCAGAAATCACTTGCAAACCTCCCTGCCATAATAAATTTGTTAAGAAGATTATCTTAAAGATTTGCCATTTTCTTTTTTTATTTTTTGTTATGTTAATAACCTTTCTGCTATGGCTTGCTACGCACCAATTTTTTCTAAACTAAGCACTACGAACCGACCTTTTTGATTTCTCTTATTCTTTAATTTTTATCGTGTTTGTGCTATAATATTTTTACAAAGAATTTAATTGTCATATGCTGGACTGTTTATTAAATGGTTCAGCTTTTTTATTTTTACAAAACTTTAATATCAAAATATCTTTTGTCATCAGCCTAAATGTATTCAATATCTGTTTATATTTAGGCTGTTCTTTTTTGTCTACTTTTCCATCAGCACCAATTTCAATTAAATCATCTATACATTTATTAGACTTCTTTATATTAGCTATAAAACTTAAAACAGTTTCTGAAAAACTTTTATTTTCAATAGGTGCAAATAATTTTTGTCCTAGTCTAAAAGTCAATAAATACTGATATCCTATATATTCATTGCCATAAATCTCAACAATATCATTCATTTTATCTATAGTTGGTTTTATTTGATTAGCTTCATATTTTGCCAATGTTCTAACACTTATATCTAATAATTCACTTGCTTGTTCTTGTGTATAACCTGCACTTTTTCGTGCTTTTATAAGTAATAACCCGAAATCTTTTATCATGGTTTATTGCCTTTCTTTCATGAGAAAATATTTATATAATTATCTTATTTTTCTTTTCCTTCCTCGCTTATTTATTCCATTCTCCAATTTTCCCAATAAATATGATGTCTTAAAATCTGTTATACCGTCTGACTTATCTTCTAACCACTTTTCTAATTTAGGTCTATTGATTTTTAAATGTGAACCTATCCAACAACAAGGTAAATCGTATTGACCGTTCTTTGTTAATGCTCCTGCTACTCTAAAAAATTGAGCAGACAATCCAAACAATTCAGTAGCCTCATCTGGAGTTAAAAGAATTTTTCGCCAAATTGGTATATTTACTTCTAATTCCATAATTAACCCACATCCTCATATTCTTTATAAAAACAAATTCCTTTATAAATCCATTTATCGCCTGTTTTAGCAAATGTTATATATGTTCCTTCAAATCTACCTGTTCGTGGATTATCTCTATGACCATAAGCTTCCCCACACTGTATTAAATCTGAGTTATACGTTATGGGTGGTACACATTCAGCAAACCAATTTACTATACCTTCATCAACTACATCTCCAACTTTAGCAAAGTCTTTGAATTCTAAATCACTTTTTTGCCAGTCGTCCATAGTTTTAATTATTTCTGTTTCTTGTTCTAGCGTTTCATCAGCTTGTTCAGACTTTTCAAAGTAACAAATTTTTCCTTTTGTAAAATCTTCGACGCCTTCAAGTGTTACATCATAAATTTTTTGAATAGATACATATTCATAATCGCCGTGTTTATAATCGTTAGCGGTTATTTCTCTATCGACGATTACTTCTTCAATAGAAGCACTTTCAAATTTTAAGCCAGTAGCATATCTTTCTATATAAGCAATAGCTTTTTCGAAAGTATCCCAAACAGTTACTGTGTTTTCTAAAGCGTCCTCTTCATTTCCATATTTAAACCAGTAACGAGTTACTTCATAATATTTATTACTCTTAAAATTTTTACTTAACATATTTATTTTTCCTTTCTTTTTTCTAGCGTGTACCACGCACCCAACAATATTATTTACTTTTTAGGGGAAAGTAATTTTTGCCATTAGATTTTTTATTGTTGGGTCAGTGCTACACGCTAGAATTTAACAAATTTAAATTGTTATAATAGCTAAAAAAATAGAGATTTTATAGAATATCCACTATCTTTTTCAATCTTTTTCATAATAGGAATTCTAGGACAACTTTTACCTTGTTCCCAATTACACCAAGTTTGTTGGGTAACATTATATTTTTTAGCCATTTCTTTTTGAGTACGTTTTCCTCTATATTTAATTAGATATTTTCTCATTATTTCACTCCTTCCAACAATTTTCTTTTGTTGTTATGTGTTTATTATAAAACAAATTAAATTTGTTGTCAATCATTTTCAACAATTTATTTTTGTATATTTAAAAATACAAATAAAAATTGTATAATTTATAACAAGGAGGAATTATATGTCTATAGGAAAAAAAATAAAACAATTACGAGAACAAAGAAAATTATCTCAAAAAGAATTAGCTGACAGCTTAGGTGTAACACAACAAGCTATTGATGCTTGGGAACGTTCTATAACAAATCCACGAAAAAAGAGTATTGATAAACTATCTTCATTTTTCAATGTTAGTGGAGGATTTTTCTTTGAAAATGATATGCAAAATAAAATTCCTTCCCCTGAAACAATTACTAATAAAGAAAAAAATAAACCAAAAGATTTAATTAAATTATTAGAAAAAGAAGAATATACCTTAAATGGTGTTTTAGTAAATCAAGAGGACAAAGAAAAATTAAAGCGTATAATCGAAGCTGCCTTTTGGGACGCAAAAGAAAAAAATAAACGTAAGAAGTGATTTTTATGTTAAATCTAAAATTGCGTGCCAAAAATCTAGTAAAAAAATATGGCACATCAGACCCATACTATATTGCTAGAGAGCTAAAATTTGAAATAGTATTTTGTGATATGCCATATAAAATAAATGGAATGTGGCGACGCATTTTAAGACGCAAATATATTTTTATTGATGAAAACTTAAACGAATGGCAAAAAAAAGCTGTTTTATGCCACGAACTAGGACATTTTTTATGCCATAAAGGTTACTCCAGTTATAATATTGCTGGTAGAACATTTTTCCAAAACACACGTAAAGAAAACGAAGCTAATGCATTTAGTGCTGAATTGATGTCCTATTCTAGTGATATTGATAAACAATACATTATCCACTTTCTAGAATTAGGACATAAAAAATAATTATCATATATACTCATAGTTATAAACTTTATTTTTATAAATTAATTTAAGGAGAAAATATTTTGGATATTACTGTATATAATTTACCATCAAAAGCACATGATAGTTTAAAAAAACGTTTATCTAATATTGTTGATAATTCTCATATATTTACTGATTCAAATAAATCTACAAATAAAACTTATATAGAAATAAAAAATATATGTAATAATAAAAATATAGAAGATATTATTCAAGATTTTAAAGCTAATAATATAATTATTAAAAAAAATACAATTTCAAAAAAATCTGTCGATAATCCACCTAATTACAGTCTTGAATTTGAATTTTCACTTAAAAATAATCTTCTAATAGTAGGAAATGGCTTTGATTTAGAACATAGTTTGAAAACTCATTATACTGATTTCTTTGACACTATTAACAACAGAGTTTCTTCACAAAATGAAATCATCTTAAATAAAAATAAATATCTTATTGAGGATAATAATTTACTATTATATCTACTAGAGGAATATAAACAAAATACATTACAAGGTAATAATTGGATAGATATTGAAACCAAATTGAAGAATATTATCATATTTGTAGAAGAAATTAATACACATCATTTTTTAACTCAAGAATATCGCCCAAATATAGATTATATTAAAAATGAGTATTTTAAACTTAATGAACTTAATGATAAAGCAAATACATTATTTCCAGACAAATTAAAAAATCATTTTAGTCCAATACAGATAGATCCTCTTAGGAGTATCTTCTATAGTAATGAACATTATATCGAGATTATAAATAATTTGGAAAATGATTTATATACATTAACAAATATGTTAAGAGATTATTTATTAGAACAAGATATTTCTAATATCGAAAAAACTAAAGATATTTCTGATATTGATTATAAAATAACACATGTTTTGAGTTTTAATTATACTGATACATTTAGAAAAATATATTCTGCATTACCTGATAATAAAATTGATTTTATTCATGGCTCATTAAATAAAAATAATTTAGTATTAGGTATAAATGAAACTTTAACAGAAGATACAGAAAATAAAATTGTTGATACCGTATATTTTAAAAAATATTTTCAACGTATATATAAAAAGACTGACTATCAATATGTTAGTTGGCTAGACCTTAGAGACTCTAAAAACTATGCAGATTTTGATACAGTATATATACATGGTCATTCATTAGATGAAAGTGATAAAGAAATATTAGAAAAAATTATAAATAGTGTTCTAAAAAAATATACTTCTACAGTAAAGATATTCTATTATGATGAAAAACATTATAAGCAAGAAATTACTAACTTAATCAAAGTCTTAGGAAAAGATGTATTTCAAAAATACTATTTTCAAAATAAAATCATTTTTAAAAAACAAACACCTAAAAAATAAATTCAATTTGAAAGGAGATAAATTTATATGTTTAGACATGTAAAACGACAAACCGCATTCATATTATTATTAATAAGTTTTTGTTGTCTATTTATTGCTGGCTGTAGTGAAAAAGTTGAAAATAAAGATATAACTATTACAATAGGAGATATGCAAAAACAAGGTAAATATACTGGCGAACTTGAAAACGATTTACCAAATGGACAAGGCAAATTTGAAACAGTTAATCAAGAAAATACTTCATATACACTTGAAGGTATTTGGAAAAACGGTGAACTACAAAAAGGAACTACAATATTTTATACAGATAAACCTTCAAAATATGAAGTAGAACAATATAACAAAAATGTACCAGTTAAAGGTAAATTATTTATAAACAATATATTATATTATGAAGGCGACTTTAATGCAGGTATACCAAATGGACAAGGAAAACAATATTCTAATAATAAAATTATTTATGAAGGTAATTTTGATAATGGATACCCCGCATTAGATACTATATCTCTTAATACTAATACTAACTTCGCTAATTGGGAATATTCTGTTACACATACTGAAACTCAAACTACTATAGGAAATAAACAAGCAAATGGTATATTTTTAATTGTTTATATAAATGCCAAAAATAATGCTAATACACAACGTCAAATAGGAGCTAATAATTTCTTTGTTCTTTATGATAATAAGGCTAGAATTTATGGCATGGATGAAACAGCAATGTTTCAAGCTAATATAATTGATAATTTTCAATTGCCATGGTATTTAACCCAAATTCAGCCATCATTATCTGCTCAAAATATAAAAATTATATTTGATATACCAAAAGATGCAAAACAAATAAAACTAATTCCGCGTGAAGGAATGGGAAAAGCTAATCCTATACTAGTGACAGATGAAATAAAGTAAAAAATATTATAATCATAAAAATAAAGGCTATTAAATTAGCCTTTATTTATTATAATTTTTGTTCGGAAATATGAACTTAAGGTGTGATAATTTATGAAAAAACGTAAAGATGGACGATATCAATCTTCCGTAACGATAACTGACCCTTTAACTAATGAAAAAAAACGTATATATGTATATGGATATACTGAAGCTGAATTAATTAGAGAAAAAGAACGTGTTAAAAGAAATAATAACACTTCTTTTGATAACATAACTTTTAATTTATGGCTTGATGAATGGTTAAAAATAAGAAAAGAAGAAATAGCTCCTAGCACTTATTACAATTATGTATTTTTAATAAACAAATATATCTTACCAAATTTAAAAAATATTAACTTGAGTAAAATAACACCATCAACTATCAGAAATATATTACGAAATATAAGTGGTTCTAGAACTAAACAATACACATATGTTTTACTAAAAGCGATACTTGGACAAGCTTACAAAGATGATTTAATAAAAAAAAATCCTTGTATCGCAGTAAATCCTCCTAAATATAAGGCTAAAGAAAAACAAATTATAAGCGACTACGAATTCAAAAAATTATTACAATATGCAGAACTCCCTATTAGAAATTTATTTATTTTGGCTTATTATACAGGTATACGACGTGGTGAAATTTCTGCTCTTAAATGGGAAAATATAGATTGGGATACAACTACAATAAAAATAGTAACTGCTATAAAAATAGCTGCAAAAGGAAATTTAATAAGTACACCAAAAACAGAAAATAGTACACGTGAAATATTAGTATCTAAAAATGTAATTAATATTCTAAAGCAACAATTATTAATACAAAAAGAACGTTATCTAAAACATGGTGATAAGTTAACAAAAAACGACTTTATATTTACATCATTAAAGGATAAAAATTATAGGAAAATGCTAACACCAATGAATATAACCACTATTTTTAATAAAATAAAATCTTTAGCTGAAATAAAATCCAATATAACATTTCATTCATTTAGACATACACATGCAACTTGTTTAGTTGAAGCTAATTTACCAATAAAAGCTATTCAAGCTAGACTAGGACATGCTACAGCTGGATTTACACTAACAACTTATGCACACAATACATTAAAAATGCAAAAAGAGATTGTAGGATTTCTAGATAACAAAGCAAAATCAATGAGTAATTGACATCTTGCTGACATCTTAATTAATAATTTTATTTACTATTATAAAAAGTTATACCTAGTTATTTTTTATAGAAAAAAATAACTAGGTATAATTATTGATGTCAAAAGGCTTTAAAAACACCTAAATTTACATTGCAAAAGACAAAAAATCAAAAATTTTTCTTCTGCCTATTGATTTTTTCTGTAAAATTGTTTATTATAAGAATTGTGAGTTAGCACTCACTTATAAAGAGTGCTAACAACTATAAATTAACTTAGTTATAAAATCTATTTACGCATAGGAGGAATATACA